ACTACTGCGGCCACATTTAATTTAATCAACACTACTGCAACCACAGTTAATTTTGCAGGATCAGCTACTACCCTTACCATGGGCGCCAGCGGTAGTGGAACAACTAACGTAAGAAATAATTTAACGGTCAGTGGTAACTTAACAGTACAAGGTACTACTACCATTGTAGACAGCACAGTTACCAACATTGCTGATCCTATCATAACCTTAGGTGGTGGCACAGGCAACACAGCTCCTACAGCAGACGACAACAAAGATCGCGGCGTAGCGTTCAAGTGGGTTAATAATGCTGGAACAACCAGCACTGGCTTCTTTGGCTATGATGACAGCACTGGTTATCTTACCTATGTGCAAACTGCTACAATTACAAATGAAGTAGTATCAGGCACTAAAGGTGCTATAGACGTAAACCTTGCTGGCGGCACGGCAATGTCTGTGGTCTATCAAAGTTCGCCTAACAACACTGCGTTCTTGGCTGCAAGTACCAGTGGATACTTATTACAGACTAACGGCACAGGCAGTGCTCCTAGTTGGGTGTCGGCTGGGGGTGTTAGTGCAGGCAGTGCGACCTATGCTGATAATGTTAGAACAATAGCGCAGACCGCTAACGCTAGTTATTTTCCAACATTTGTTGATAGTAATAATGCCAGCAATGCCTATGAGTCAGTTTACACAACAAGTAGTTTTGTAATTAATCCTCAAAGTGGTAATATTGGTATTGGAGTAAGTTCTCCTGCACAGTTAGTTGACGCATATAAAACTGCCAATGCTGATGTTGCTATCCAGGTGTCTAACGATAACGCCGGAACATCAGCAACGGCACAATTCTTTGCCAGCAACGGTTCTACTAAAACACAATTCTTCCACACTGGTGGAAGTTATAGTGGCGTTGGCGTATTAGCATCTGCTCCGGGACTAGGTGGTATTTACAATACTACGGCCCAGGGACTTGCATTAATTTCTGCCCATGCTTCTGGTGTAATTAAATTTGCCACAGGTTCTAGTAACACAGAGCGTGTGCGTATTGACTCTAGTGGCAATGTAAATATTGGTACATTTACCACATCTATTAGTAAAAAATTTACAGTAGTTGGGGAAGGTAATTTTAGTGATGCAAGTAATACTGCTAGATTGTACATGGGATTTGGAACAATCCCAACAACTGGTGGAACTGGTGCATACATTTACAATAACGATAATTCACCATTAGCATTTGGTACAACGAATACAGAACGTATGCGTATTGATACCCTAGGTACTGTAGGTATTGGTGAAACATCACCTACTACCTATGCCACAACCGGAAGTTTGGTAATTACTAATACCACATTTAGACCAGAAATTGCACTGAGAACAACTACTGCTATTGGTGGCACTACTGCAATTAAACTTGGTGCAACAAGTTCAATACCTCAAGGCGGCGCAGTAATTAGTTCATACATATCGGCAGTATCTGGACAACCAACTGATTTAATTTTTAGCCTAGTTACCAGTGGTGTGCTAACTGAAAGATTACGTATTACCAGCAATGGGGGTATTGCATTCAGCGGTACAAACACTTACGGTACTAGTGGGTTTGTTCTAAAGAGCAACGGCGATGCGGCTCCAACGTGGGTCAATCCGAGTACCTTAGCCAGTGCAAGTGCAACCAATGCTGATAATATTAGAACCGTAGCACAAACTGCTAATGCTAGTTATTTCCCAGCATTTGTTGACAGCAATAATGCCAGCAATGCCTATGAGTTAGTTTATACTACTAGTACATTTAGCATCAACCCAGCAACTGGTTTTGTTGGTATTGGTGGCACCAATGACAGTGCATCGCCATTGAACGTAAAAGCGTTATCTACACTATCTGGAACTATTAATAGTTTTCAGAAAGTTCTTACTACACAGGCCAGCGGCGGCCTTGGCAATAATGTTTATAGAACAGAGTGGCGCCGTAGAAGAGCCGCAGGCACGGACTGGCAAACACAGAACATTCATGACGGTATTTGGGTAGATTCAAGTTTTACTACTCCGATGACTGACACTAGAACATGGTGGGATCGAGATCCTAACACCACTAGTCAAGCCTGGGGCGACCAAGCAACTACTTGGATGTTTCACAACAGCTCTGCATTATTTTTAACTGGTGGATCATCACAATTAAACACTGGTTTTACTAACAGATTAAATGTGACAGGTAGTATTGTCGCAGGTAGTGCAAGTAGCACCAGCGGCTCTATTATTCTTCAAGGCCAATATGGAACAGGTTCTATTACTAATCTTGGTACAGAATATAGTAGTGGCGGACCGGTATTAGGTTACGGGGTATATCCGAGTAATACGGCTACCGGTGCATTCTTTAGTTCTTCGGGTCTCGCTCTAACACGAGGCGCCTATACTATTGCTGGTAACGTACATAACTGGTATGTAGGTGCAAGCCAAACTTTAGCAATTGGCAGTACAGCAACATTGTCTCTTGCAATGTCAGTAAGTTCTAGTGGAATCAATTTGCCAACTGCGGCCAGCGGCAACGCTAACATTTCTTTTGATGGCACTACATTTACTTTGGTATCGAACAGTAGTTCTGCGGGACTAGTGCTGTCTACTAACTCAACAGAGCGCTTACGTATTACGTCTACCGGAGGCGTAAGTTTTGGTGCAACTGGCACAGCCTATGGAACAAGCGGACAAATTTTACAAAGTAACGGAAACGCATCTCCTACTTGGGTAGCTGTAAGTGGGTTAACCGCAGGTACTGCAACACAAGTACAAACAGTTCTACGTACAACTAATGCTAGTCATTTCTTAACTTTTGTTGACAGCAATAATGCCAGTGCTACAGCTGAAACTGTCTATACAACTAGTAGTTTTACAATTAATCCTCAGAGTGGCAATATAAGTGTTGGTGGTAGCATAACTGCATCAACGGTAGGATCTACTTTTGCACTCGGAATAGCAGCACCTAGTCAGACCGGATCAGCATCAATTGCTCATATAGCAGGCGGCAGCCTTAAGATTGATGCAAACAGATCGTTCGCTTGGGACGGAACTTTTCCAACAGCTATTACTGGTGTATCTGGTGCAGCAGGATCTATTACAATTAATGCTGGTAATTCTGGCGTACCGGTCCAATTCTTAGCGCAAGGAGTTGTTAACATCCAGTCAACGACGGCAGCAACTTCTACTATTACTGGTGCCTTACGAGTAGTCGGCGGTGTGGGTATAGGGGGTGATGTAATAATTGGCAGGTCGCTAGCAATTGGTACAACTTCTAGTGGAGTCATTGGTGAAATTCGAGCAGCAAACGAAATTACAGCCTACTTCAGTTCGGACATTAGACTCAAAGAAAACATTAGATTAATTGCAGATCCGATTACTATTGTAAATCAGATCCGCGGTGTTTATTACGATTGGACTGATGAGCATATTAAAGCTCGTGGCGGTGAAGATGGGTATTTTGTCCGTAAGCATGATATAGGTGTTATTGCACAAGAAGTTGAAAAGGTACTTCCAGAAATTGTTGCTGAGAGAGATGATGGTACCAAAGTGGTTAAATATGAGAAGCTTGTAGCACTGTTAATTGAAGCTGTTAAAGATCAACAACGTCAAATTAATCAGATCTCACAGGCCTTGAAAAACTTGGCCATTAAATAAGGAGGCCGCTAGAGAAACTTATGGCAACATTACCAGCAACAGGATCAGCAATATCATTTGGACAAGTTAACAGGGTGTTTACTAACCAGACTCCCGGAGCCGCCGGTAATGCGCCAGCAGGGGGACAGAATATTAGACTAAGTGCTGTGTTAGGAAATAACGCAACGTATGGCATTGGACAAGCAGTTGGTACAAGTATTAGATTCTCTTTCACATTCGGTGGCAAAACCGGACCTTACTCTTAAAATGAAATCATCACAAATTAAAGATATATTATCTAAGATTAGCAATTGCCCTAGTAAATGGGAATTAGACACTGTAGTATATTATGATCGCGCAAGTAACCTTGAAACATTATCTAAATTTTTAACCAGAATACAAGAGTTACAAGGCCTAACCGAAACAGCTACTGCTAGTGAGCTGCAAGAATTGGCAAATTTGTTAGATCTCCTAGACGACATGGAAGAAGATGACTGTTTGGAATTAATAAATCAGACTGACGAAGATATCAAAAATTTATTCATTGAAAATTTAGCCAGGACTAGTGCTATCGAAATCTTAACTGGTGGGAAAATCAATTTTGAAACAATGAATACTGCTTGCAAACTTAGCCCCAATGACTTTATACTATGTGCTAAACGAACCCAAGATCTAATCAATGCTATTCAAGGGTTAGTTGTCAAAGGCGAAACACTTAGTATGGATGTTGCAGGCACATGAAAAAACAATCAGTATTCTCATCAAGCAGTTGGTCAAGTAAAAAAGGTAAATTAGCAGTACTGATCCCATGTAGGGATACTCTGCATTCTGCTCACGCTCTTGCACTTGCTGAGCTGGTTAAATTTAACACCATGAATGATATAGACACGCATGTGTTCATGGATGCCAGTACAATTTTACTAACACAACGAGAGCGATTGGCCACGGAAGCAGTGAATTTAGGTGCCGATTATATGCTGTGGTTAGACAGCGATATGGTATTCCCTGCAACTACAGCAGTTAGATTGATGAAGCATAATGAACCGGTCGTTGCAGCAAATTATGTTCGTAGGCAGAAGCCCTATAAAGGTGTTGCTTATGAGACTATCGGAGATTGGCAAAATCCGCTACCGTTCGATGTGCAGGATGAATTAGTACCTATTGAAGGAATCGGTATGGGATGTATGCTGATTAAAACTAGTATTTTTCAAGAACTATCTAAACCTTGGTTTGATTTTCAATGGAGTCCGGAGTCTAATGATTTCCTAGGTGAGGATATGTACCTATGTCAAAAAATTAATGCTGCCGGATATACTATTAAAGTAGATACTAGCCTAAGTCAAGAAATGCATCATCTAGGAACATATGCATTTAATGCAGATTTATTAAATTAAGTCTAACAACAGTTCCAACTTAGCTCTGATAATTTTATTTGAAAAAGAATTTCTAACACCCTGATGCAACGGTTTAGGAAAATTATCATAGTTACACCAAGCATATCCTGAATGCTCTGCATTAAGTGTAGGAGTAAATTCTCGATCAACTAGCAACACGTAGGTGTTATATTGAAAGTGTTGATCGTTACTAATGAATAATTCTAGAGGAATTATTTTCTTAATAGTAGGTGTTTTTCCTACTTCTTCTTCAATTTCCCTAGTCAGCGTATCGTATGGGGTAGTATCGTTAGGTTCTTTTTTGCCACCCACTAGCCCCCACGACCCTGCGGTCTTGCCTTGAGTTCTTAATAAGAATAAAAATCTTCCAGTATCTTTGGCAAGAAAAATACCACCACTACAAATTATTTGATTTACAGAATTAGACGCCATAACCTTGCATCATAGATGCCTTCATAACTTTTACTCCAAGTATTCTCAATCCACTTGTATTGAGTACCTGTGTATGAATTAGTTATGTAAGTTACTTCAGTTTCTGTTGTAGAATCGAATATTACAGACCATGTTGCTCCGTCCCATTCGATAATATCGTTAGCATGTGCCTGAAAATCTGAACTGTCTGCATTTTTCCAAGCATCCGGTCCGTCAAATCCCACTTCGTTAAATCGTTCAGTTATGTTTATATCTTCCAATATTAGATATCTAGTACCGGCAACTGCACCTGTTGGATTATATGTCTCGGGATTAATTACAGCATCGACAGTTCCTCGGCCAGCAATGACAGTATTTCCCGGCACAGTATCAGAGTCTATATTCAATATCATCGAAAGTTCATCACTGGGATTAAGACTGATGTACGAAATTATTTCATTGCCTGCAGGCTGTGTAAATCTTAATTGACTCAATCCTGCTCTAAATTTTCCCGGATGAAGATCTAACAATCTAGTCCATGCAGTGCTGTTAGCAGGACTCATTATATCAACATCAGACGAATGTCTATTAACGAGTCTAGCAGTATTGTTAATGACCAGCAGATCAAAATTACCCGGTGTGATTGTTACAGTAGCATCAGGACTTATGTTTTCAAACATTTCCGTTGCTCCGGATGTATTATACTCAGATTGTATAGTACCTTGAGCACCAGCGGCAAACACATTAGAAATAATTTTTGTAATAATTCCTAACTTCTTAACCTTTGCAGGAGGAGTAATCCAGATTGGCGCACTGAAATTCATAGTAAGGATGTCGATATCTTCAGTAACACCTTGCGGTACAGTCCTACTACTCCATACTTGACCGTCCAAGGTAATAGTAGATAGACTGGTCCAGTCTATATAATTGTCTGTTGTTTGTATCTCAAAGCTAGGGTTGAAAAACACTGCAATTTGTTCCCATAATTGAAATTTCATTTCAGTGTTTGTAGTCCATATATCAGCCGCAAATGAGATTTTAAACGGGCTGGGCATAATTCGTTCAATGGTAAAATTATTTCCTTGAGTGTTTAAATAGGTTCCGGAATCACCGTCCCACTCTCTTTCACGAACATGTACCTTACTAACAAATGTTGGATCTTGTAATCTTGTTAAATCATACTGTAGGTCTTTAATATAACATGAGATAAACGGAGCACTGGGAATTGCATTTTCGCTATTTTTTCTTAATATGTGTGCAACTTGCCTGTTCATATCTCCGTAGCGAACAGGCACTCGAACCAATTGCCCTTTGGAATCCTTATAGGCAAAATTACTCATAAGTTGCATAAATTGTGTTAGATATTTTCTAACCTGGCCATCGTAAAAATAGTCTATTTGCGTACAACGGTGTTAAACCGAAGCCTCCTTTTTAATTGTCTGCCTTTGCTTTCAACACCTGACTCAGAGCCTGGCGTTCTTGAACAACCTGGCCGCCAATTGTAGCAGTAGTTGTATTATTGACAAATGTGCCTTTTTGTGTTCTTCTGACTTTTGTTGGATCAGTTGTTTGCGTCTCGCCTTGCATACTAACAGTCATTCTGACATTATCTTCATATTTGATCCAGTGTCTTCCGTCATATCTAAACAGACGATTTGGCAAATAGTCTGTTCTTAAGTAATATTGTCCTTCGATAGGATTACCGGGAAAGGTAATTCCGTGACCAAAAGGCTTACCGTTAGGAGGAATTCCGTCTCCTGTTAAGTATCCTACATAGGTATCTTTGTTAGGACTCTGTAATACAATACTTGCATCTAGCGCAGAATTTACCATACTGGCATCACCGTCCATAGTTACATCTGCGATATCTACTAAGCCATCTTCTCGTGTAGGAATAACAAAAAACTGATGAGTATCATACCCACTGCGATTCACATCGCTCTGTGCCTGTGCAATAATTTGATCATTAATTTCGATACTTTGTTTGTATGTTGACATTAAATCTCTTAAAGTACTTCCGTCGCCGGCGCCACTGTCTTGGTCTAAAATTTCTTTAAACTCCTGTGTATCAACTAACGGAGCACACTTGGCTCTAATCAAATGCGGATACCACGTTTGACTGTATCCCGATGCAGGTCGATTAACTTCACTTATAACATAAAATCGTTTTAATGCAACCAATGCATCGTCTAATGCATATTCATCTTTCTGATGCGGTAGTTCAATAACATCACCTGGCATCAATTTTCTGCCAATGGCATCAAAAGAACTTCTTAGATGAAAATTGATCATAATGTTGTCATTTTGTAAAAATAATCCAAATTGACTCAAGTTAAAATCAATATCCTGCAACGTATATATTCCGCGAATAATATAAACATCGGGATCGTATCTGCGATCTCTATTCTCCATGAACAGTAGATCCTGAATGCCAAACTCACCTTTTTCGCTAACATTAGCGGGGAGTGTAGGGCTACTTTCGCCTTCAGCCGGGTCTGAAGGTCCTAAGTATTTGTGTACATAGACATCCGTACCACCAACCTGAAACTGTTCGTTGATGGCGCGATCTATAAATTTAAAATCATTGCCTTTTTCCGGGCGGTATAGAGATAAGCGTGGCATAGTCTTGTATTTATAAGCTAAATATTGATATGACCGAGAACGAAAACGAACGCCAAAAGGTAATAGACTACTGCAAACTAATGCTAGGTGATGGCATGGTTGATGTGGAGCTAGACCCTGCACATTATAATATTGCTATTGACAGAGCTTTAA